TATCTAAACACTATCAATCAGCGATTGCTGGTGAACTACAGAAATATCATTGTGAGGAGTGGGACAGTGATATCTATTTCAGAGGAACTTACCCGCTCAAGGACGAGGGCAAGATACTGCAACTCCAATCGGAGGGCAAGACGGTAGAGGCACTCGTTGAAAGCATCGTGACCAAGGCTCGAACCAAGGACGGCAAGAGGATGTTCGCTGATGCTGACAAAGTTAAACTGATGAACGAGGCAGATCCAATGACAGTGGTCAAGGTTGCTTCCGCAATCAACAACGGTAAGATAACCGCGACACAGGACCAAGCCGCAAAGGAATAAGGTCCAGTGTTGAGTTGAGGTATGTGATGATGTTGGCTGACAGGCTCAAGAAGTCAGTCCAGGAGATATTACAACTGTCAACACTGGAGCACGAGCTGTGGTTGGGTTACATGCTGTTTGAAGACCAGGAGAACAAGAAGACTATGACTAAAGCCAAACAACAACCGAGGGCCAGCAGATAATGGCACAGGGTAATCTACTCCTAAACATCGCTGTCAAGAACCAGCAGGCGTTGGGCAAGGTAAACAGCCAGCTCACACAACTGCAGGGCAGTAGCATCAAACTATCCACCCTGTTGAAGGGTGCTGGAACGGCCTTGGCGGCCATTGGAGCCACCAAGTTAGTTGGTAGCATCATATCTACCACTGCCAGGTTCGAGGATCTCGGAGATGCTCTAGCGTCAGTCACGGGATCAGCACAGGCCGGTGCGGAGGCGTTTGATTTCGTCAGCAAGTTCGCCACACAGACACAGTTCGGTGTGGAAGACCTGACCACAACTTTCATAAAACTAAAAGCATCAGGCATAGAGCCAACACAGGACCTTTTAACATTATTCACGGACACGGCCGCTGTGACCACGGACCAACTGGGATCACTTCAGGCCATCACAGATCTATTCGCTAGGACCACTTCGGGTGGACTTGGACTGGAAGAACTAAACAGATTGGCGGACAGGGGTGTGCCGGTATTCAGGATACTCGAGGAACAACTGGGCATTACAAGATTAGAGATATCCAACGTTGGTAAGACGGCGGATGGTGCCAAGAAGATCCTAAACGCACTATCAACAGGATTGAAACAGGACTTCGGTGGTGCCACGGCAAGGGTCACAGACAACTTATCAACACAATTTTCCAACTTCAACATCGCGTTGAAGAACACTGCCAACACCTTTGGACAGGGACTTTCACCAGTCCTCAAAGATGTGACGGCTGACCTCACTGGCTTCATTGAAGAGAATGATGACCTCGTGAAGACACTGGGAATCGCGGTTGGCGGCGTGCTCAAACTCGTCGTGCTGGCCTTCGGTGCCATAGCCAAGGCAGTGATGCAGGTAGTCAACGTCCTTACAACCGCCACGATCAAAGTCAAGGATTTCGTTGGTGCTGTCAGGGACCTCATACCATTCCTTAGGAAGACAGAATTAGCACAGAACAACAACGTGGAAGCGTTGAGGTCCATGCACGAGGCCTACCAGAATTCTGGTGCCAGTGTGCAACACTACACAGACGCCATCATGCGGAACACACACCAAGTGGAGGCCGCTGAGAAAGTATTCAAACACTACGATGACGCCATAATCAGGACCAAGAGGTCCAACGACGCCGCGGCCAGATCGGCCGACGAGCTCAACGAATTATTCAAGAACGATGTCATACTTGAAGCACTGAACAGGACCATCGGAGAGGGCTTCACACCATTAGAAGGCAAGATAACGGCAGTGGCCGCAGGTATGGGTGCATTCCAACAAACAGCATCCAGTGCCTTGACAGATGTGTTCATGGGCACAAAAAGCCTGGGAGACGCACTGGGCGAGATAGCCAACGCAACATTGAAGGCCCTGATACAGGGTTTCATAAATCTTGGTATAACCATATTCATCCTGGAACCATTAGAAAAGTTCTTAAGGAATCAGATATCCAATCAGAAGAAATTGAATTCATCACTCAAACAGGAGATAGCACTGAGGACGGTGCTGGCGTTCCTGACAGGCGGCACCAGTATGTTCGGAGGCTTCAGGGCTTCTGGAGGACCTGTTGCGGCCAACACCGCATACGTGGTCGGGGAGCGGGGCAGGGAAGTTTTCGTGCCCAACACATCTGGAACCATAGTGCCAAATGAGGCACTCAGCGATGGCCAGGCAATGGGTGGTGGCATAGGCGGAGACAACATAGAGGTCACTTTCAACATCAACACGATTGATGCCACGGACTTCGATCAACTATTAACTACAAGACAAGACATGATTATAGGTCTCATCAATAGGGGCCTAGCAGAACGAGGTAAAAGGAGTTTGACAGCATAATGAGTGGAGTATTCCCAATAACAGCAGGTTTCCAGACCTTAGATTTCCAAAGCAACACCAACAGCCGAGTGTCAGTGAGCGTATCTGGCAAGAGCCAAAGGATCAAGACCGGGGCACAGTTCTGGAGTTTCAAACTCAAGTCACCAGCGATGACCCGGGCACAGGTGATGGCGGACTTCGCCTTCATAGTGCAACAGGATGGACAGGTTGAGTCATTCACCATAGTGCCACCAGAGATCGCATCAACAAGGGGCACGGCATCAGGCACCATAACCATAAACGCGACCTACGCCGCGGGACAATCAATAGTCAAGGGCAATGGTGCGTCAGGCACATTGAAGAAAGGTGACCTAATAAAATTTTCAAATCACGACAAGGTTTATATGATAACCGAGGATGTTGATATGGACGCAAGTTCAGAAGACACATTCAACATCTATCCACCACTGACCACAGCGGTCACAAATTCAACCACGGTCACCTACAACAGTGTCCCAATAAAAGTCTATTTTGACAAGGACGAACAGAAATACATCACACAGGCCGACGGCACTTTCAAATATGAAATAGTAATGAATGAGGAGATCTAATGGCGAGGGATTTAGCAGGTTCATTACAGACTAAATTGGCCGCCAGGTCAGTGTTCGCCGCTGATCTCATAGAACTACACCTGGCCACGCCACTGTATTTCACATCAACAAACATAGACATAGATTTTGATTCGGCGACGGCACCGGACTCGGGAACCAACACATACCTGGCACAGGGACAATTTCTCAACTTCAGCAACATCACGGAGAGCTCAGACATCAGGGCTGGACAACTGGACATGACTTTCACGGCAGTTGACACCACCACTGTGGCACTGCTGATCAACAACGAATACATGAACAAGCGTGTGGTGATCTACCGTGCGGTGTTGGACGATGAATACAACTTCACTACCGATGACGTGTTCACTGTCTTTGATGGCATCATAATGGGCTACAGCATACAGGAATCACAGGAGACTTCAACCGTGACCATCACGGTGGCATCACAGTTCGCTGACTTCGAGAGGACGTCAGGTAGGAAGACCAATCCAGCATCACAGCAGGTGCACTTCGCTTCAGACAAGGGCATGGACTTCTCGGCACAGATAGTCAAGGACCTAAAATGGGGGAGGGCATAATGCAGGGCGTGAGATATCTGGATTTCAATCATAGGCACTTCGCTGAGTTCGAACAACTGGCCTACAGGGCCATCTTCGAGAGGGGGTTCGTTGATGTTGACTTCAACAAGCAACACTGGAACCAACACATAAAGAATCTAGTGAGCCTGAACAGCAACATCGTGAGACTGCTGTTCGCCAACGACACCATGATAGGTTTCTACATCATACAATTACACACACTGCCTTGGAATCACAGGACACAGGCCTTGTTCCAGTTGATGCACCTACAGGCGGAATTCAGGAACCCCAACATCTACACTTCGATGTTCCGAGACGCCGAGGCCTTGTGCCTGGCCAATGGTGTGGAGAAGATACAGACCACTGACACAGCCATACAGATGGACGAGGGTCAAAAACTGACACTATTACACAATCACAACTACCACCACGTAGACGCCGTTTGGGAGGCCAAGAAAGATGTTTAGTCCCACATACATAAAAGACCTAAACCAGCAATAT